ACGAACTCTAACTCCTCGTTTGGTGAACGTGGTCTTGTAGCAACAGGTGGTAGCCCATCGCTTTATAACGGTTCGCTACATGCCAACTATATCACGAATGATAATGTTATCCGAATCAATACGATTATAACTCAAGATTCCGCTGACTACACGTTGAATATAGGCGACTACAAGAAGCCTAACTATAACGATGCTATTCGATTCGATTCTGATAATTACTACTACACTGTATTAGATGTATCAAAAGAATTGACTCAGGATTGGGCAACAACTGGTAATACTACAGAAAATGTTCAAGGTGTGTTTGACTCTGCGATACCTTCGTTCCCACAACAAACTCTGACTGCTAATGGGCAGTTTGGTTATTCTACTCATATGAGCCAGAACGACCTTTACCTAGTAGTTACTGAGCCTAATGACGGTGCAGGTAAAGCTGAAATATATCTGAAAGATTTTGTCGGTGGTATTCCTCAGTGGGATTATCAAGCACAGATTGTTCCTACTCCTGTAGCACCTGGCGTTGTAGATGTTAACACCGATTTTGGTGCAGTTGCATTATTAAACGCAACTGGTGATTTTCTTGCAGTATCAGCGCCAGCACAGCAAAAAGTTGATGCGACTAATAGCACTAACAGAAACGGTGCTGTTTACATGTACGAAAGAACGGGTACTACTTGGGGGCAACACTCTGTTGTGTTCTTACCAGGAGTAACTGATAGAGATCGTAAGTTTGGTGCATCAATGGATCTGAGTGAAGATGGTTTAACTCTTGTCGTTACGACTGACAATGATACTGGACCTAACACACAAGGCGCGGGCTACTTCTATCTAAGAACATCAGTGTTATCGTCCACGTGGACGATGCAACAAAGAATAAATTTTCCAGATGGAGCAGGGATTCAGACTACTCAACCTGATGTGACTATTAGTGCAGACGGGCAGGATCTTATTCTGCAATGGGGTGGAGCGATTAATAAAGCTTACTACTACCAGAGAAATATTGATAACGTCTTTATTCTTGCACAACAAGTATTCCCAAGATCTAATTTCTTCCAATCACGCGATCCAATGATTCGAATGAATCCTACGGCTACGCATTTTGTCATGGGAGACACTCTGACACATCGTGGATACATCACTAATCCATTAACTGATAGTGATAACGGTGCACCATTCTACGTGGCTAGAAAGCAAAAACTTGATAATGCGGTATTCTCTAACAGCCCTGCTAAGATTACTAGTACTGATACAGATCGTTGGTTAAACTTCGAAAATGATTTTGCTATTGGATCTATAGTTACTATCGAGGGTGCAGGAGCTAATGATGGTGACTTCTCGGTTTCTGCTGTTGCTCAAGATAGCGTACAATTCTCAGGCACTTTCGGTGCACCAGGTACTCTAACTGGCGTACAAATGTATGTTCAAAATGTCGGTGTAGCAGAATTCTTCGTGTTTGAAGAAGGGCAGTGGGTCACTGAAGATATCATTCAAGCACCTGTTGATGCTGAAGTAGGATTTGGATTTGGTTCAGGTGTAGATCTCAACTTGCGCGGCGAATTAGCCTCTGTTGGTAATAAGTCTACTGGCAATTTGCAAAAAAGCGAAGTTTCTATTATTGAACGTGCGCGTAGTGATTGGAGACGAGTAACAAGACTTGAGCCGGTGACACCCACAAACATTGTAACCAAAGGCAGTAACGATGGTTACGGTTCTAGAGATAAGAGTACTGCTGCAACTGTAGGTGGTACAGGTGACTTTATTGTAGTTGGCGCACCTGATAGGAGACAAAATGATGCAGATGGCGCCACTGAATATGGTGCAGTATTCTCATACTATTCTATTCTAGAAGAGACCGGTTCATACGAACTTACGGTCGCTCCAGCACTAAATAAGAACTTGAGATCATTGCAAAACGCAAGCTTCCACCAGCGTTCTTTGATTACCGCGTCAGGGCATACATTTGAATACGTTGGTTCTGGTACGAATATGTTTACTGCTATTCCTCAGAATGGTGGCGTACCTAAGAAAGAAAACGAAGTTATATTTGACTCGGCAGATGCTGTTACTCCAAACTTTGGATTAGTATACTTTACTGCAACAGACGAACTTGGTGATTTTAGAATTGGTGAAGACTTAACAATTAACAGAGAAGAAGGTACAATTACAGGAGTAACGTTCGACAGATCGTTGTTCGCAGTGTTGACACCATTCATATTAGCACTAGAGGGATAACATGGCAACTCCATTAAATGCATTTAAAACTAAAGTCTGGACGTTAAGAGACTCAGCAGCCTCACAGGGCAAATTGGTGTATAACACACCGCCCGGAGTAACGGCTATTGTTTTGATGGCGCAAATTTCTAACGTGGATTCTGCTTTAGGATTTCCCTCAACAGACTTTACCTTTGTTCATAAAGATGTAGGTAGTGGTATAGAAACTCCTCTTGTAAAAGAGTTTCCTGTTAGACAAAATGATGCTGTATCCCCTTTGACGGGCAAACTTATTATTCAAGAAGGTAATCAGATTTATGCTTTTTGTCATAAGAGAATCTCTCGAAGCGATGCAGGAGGCGTAGGTACGAATGACGGTGATGATAACTTGAATTTAACTTTGTCATTACTAGAATCATTAAACGGATAAAGTAGATGTCGCTATTAACAACAGTATCAGGATACGTACAGGTCAGACCTTATGATGAGTTAGATTCTGATCGATATCAGTTTATCACTTTAGATCAGACGGAACCTAATCCAGGTCTACCTGATTCTGACGGCGCTATTTTCACATCCAACGCAGACGGAACACGTGGTTTCACTACAAAGCCTCGTCTCAGCGATCTAGCATTTAAATCAGGATCTTTACAGCAACTTGATCCTCCTACAGTACCAACATACTTTCTGGTCTTCAAGAATGAGCCTGGTACCGGTGCTGCTAATGGGCTAGACGATAGTGTGGCTTGGTCTTTAGGTGAATTTGAAGAAATAGATACGCTTCAAACTGTTACAGAACGTGGTAATACTACTACCGAGGATGTTACTGTAGCTAATTTCTTTGCTGACAGTGGTGTGTTTTCGGGTGGTCTTACTATTCAAGGCAATCTGATTGTCAATGGCACCGAAACTATTATCAATTCAACAACCTTAACAGTTGATGATAAGAACATTGTTATCGCACAAGGCGCGCCTGACGCTGCTACAGCAAACGGTGGTGGTATTACGCTAGAAGGCGCAAATGCTACCATGACGTATAATGCCTCTGATGATCAGTGGGAATTTAATAAAGGCATTCAGGCTGTTGCGTTATCAGAATTTGATTCGGCTAAGATTGAAGTCTTAGACGTTGAGGATTTATTTCTAGGCGGTAGATTCGTATTTGATAGTGCTTCTGATCAGGTCATCGAAAAGCCCTTTGGTTCTTTGTCTATTCAATCTTCTATTCTTAAAGTTCAAGACGCTGCGGGCACAGACGAGTTTGCAACTTTTCAATTAAACGACATCCGTTTAAATGAAATCCTATATGTTAGCGATAGCGCCAATCTGCAGGGTAAAGTATTCTTAACAGATGTGCCAGAAAAAGAAGACGGCACTAGAATATTATTTCGTCGAACCACTGACGGGCTTGTCATGGAAGGCGAGATTGAAACCGAATCTATAGGTAAAGTCAATACTAAAAATACTAATGAAGACGAGATATTCTATCCAGTCTTTACTCCTGCAAACGCAGGAGCTGGTGGTGTTGACAGTGCCCTTATTGACGCATTAGACCTAACATACAATGCCTTTGATAACTTACTCAATGTACGAAACATCGACGTATCTGGAATTGCAGAATTAGATTCTACCAACGTAGCAGGCGATCTTCAGATCAAGACTACAGCCTCTTCTGGTGGCACAGATACGGGCAGATTGTTAGACAGTGCAGGTAGATCGTTTGTCGTATATGACTCAGCAGGTAATCTGCTTTGGGGTAACAATGGTGTATCAGCAGGCAATTTAGGTGGCCCTCAAGCCGCTCAAGTATTTTTATCTGGATTAGGCGATGTTGATCTGCTCGATCCAGTAGTTTCTGGGCAAGTACTCAAATATGACGGAGTTAATTGGACTAACGGTGTCGATCAAACTGGTGGTGGTGGTGGCGGTGGTATCGCTTTAACAGACTTAAGTGCTGTTACTTTATCTCCAGGCACTCCATCACTCTCCTATAACGAACTTACAGGTGTGTTTAGTTACACGCCTTCGGCTCTTACCACAACTCTGCTAGGGCTTACCGATGTTACAGGAGATGGTACTAACGGGCAAGTTTTAGCAACAAACGGAGCGGGTAGTTTTAGTTTTGTCGATCAAACTGGTGGTGGTGGTGGTGCTACAACTTTACCCGGGCTTACAGATGTCACACTCACTAATGCACAAAATGGAGAGGTTCTAAAATACAATGGGTCTGAATGGGTTAATGGAACAGACTTAACTGCTACTAGCGCCGTCGAAATTCAAGATGAAGGTGTTTCGTTGACTACTGGCGTAACATCAATTAACTTTGTAGGTGCTGGAGTTACTACGACAAACTCTGGTGATGATGTTACTGTTACAATTGGTGGTGGCGGTGGCGGTGCTAACGACACAATGGCAAGTATTATAGACACCGCAATTACTTCTGCAACTGACGGAGACATTTTAAGATATTTTTCAAGTAATCAAACATGGAGAAATGTTTCATTATCGCCAAACTATAGTTCAATTGCTGAACAGCCCGCTACAAACAAATCGTTATTTGAAAATATTTGGCAAAACGCATCTACGGTTCTTACTGTAACAGCCAATGGTTCAAGTGCTTATCGCTTTGATCAATATTCTACAACAGATAATCCAACAATCTATGTTAAAGCAGGTACTACGATTGGATTTGATTTATCTTATGATGCTGGCGGTAGTCACCCATTTAAAATTCAAACAAGTGGCGGCGTTGATGTATCAGAAGGCATTCTTGAAGTAACAGACGGAAATGCCTATACTGACTTTACACAAGGCGGTGCATACGGCGGAACACTTTATTGGAAAGTCCCTGCATCCTTTACTGGTAATTACAAATATCAGTGTACTGTACACGGCGGCATGACAGGTACTATTGTTGTTGAAGCTGCTGCTGGTGGCGGAGGTGGTGGTGGTGCTAGTAATGTTTTTGCCACTGTTGCAAGTACAGCGCAATCTAACATAGAAGCTTCTGGTTCAACAGACACCTTGAATATTGAAGGTGGTACCAACATTGATGTTGTTACAACACCAGGAACAAACACACTTACTGTCAATTACTCGGGCGCAAGCCCTGGTGCAACACTGACCAGAACTACAGAAGCCGAAGGCACAAGTGTAGGACCAGGCGCGAATGCTAACTTGTTGTTCGGAGATTTAGGTAAAGCTTATTCTCTCTTTAGCGTAGCAGTTGATGAGCCTTCTAGAATTAGAATATACAGCGACATCGCATCAAGAGATGCTGATGAAACTCGCCCAGCCTCTCAAGATCCAGCAGAAGGAGCAGGTGTCATTGCCGAATTTATAGCAACAACAGCAACGACATTTAAACTTACTCCTGCTGTTATTGGGTGGATAGACAACAGCGAAACGAATATTCCAGTTATAGTTACCAATACCGGGGCTAGCACCAGAACCATAACAGTCACACTGACTGGCTTGGTGATGGAAACATAAATGACTACAAAGTTTAGCGTCATATTAGTTGAAGGCACCGATAAAGCAACCTTTCTAGCCGAACACTCTGACTGCGATTGTTGTGCAGAGTGTTCGTTTATTCCTACCATGTGCCAAATGAATCTGTCGGATGAAGAAGTTGATACGCTCCGGGCGCTTCCAGAAGTTGCAACCATTGAGCCTGTATTAGACGCTTCGGTTTATGCAGCACCTCCTGTTTGGCAAAGTCAGTCTTCGATAAGTGGAAAAGAAATTAGAGTCAAGTCAGCACCGTCTACAAGCGGAACTGGCGTGGATTACATGTCAGTCACAAGATTGTTACAAACTAATTTAGAATCTGATGAAGCAGGTAACTCCTATCCAGTAGGAGCTTCGCCGGATGATAATGGTACAAGTGCTAATGAAGGTACATTTCAGAATTTTTCAGGAGAAACTGTAGATATTGTTTCTTGTGAGGTAGGAGCTATAGGTTCTACAGTATATCCGGTAGAAACTCATCCAGATTTTAAAGATTTCTCTAATAATACACGTTTTGTAAAAATGGATTGGCAAGACTACGACAGTAATATTATATCAGTTGACAATCAACAGATCACACAGAATAATACTTACGTGTTCAGTCATCCTATGGGCGTTCTTAGTGCCTGCGGTGGATTGATCAATGGATGGGCTAAAAAGTCTACTCTGCGCGTTATATATTTGTCTGATGACCTAGGAACATGTTATAATGCAGTTTTAGCATGGCATAATTCTAAGCCTGTTAATCCTACTACTGGTATTAGAAACGCTACTATTATTATTGGTGAACATCAATGGACCTTTGCCGCTCCTACTAGATTTATACCTTGTGATTTGATCAATGCCATCAATTCGTATGATGACGATGATAATCTAACTATTACTACAAGACCAGGATCTACTTGGGGATCAGATTTGACTCCTTTTGTAAATGCAGGAATGTTACCTTTCAAAATTTGTTCGAACAATGCAGCAAGCCAAAATATCGCTGATGCTGACATATGGGCTATTGGGCGATATTCTCGCTCGCGTTATGCTGCTTATGATGCAGCAATAAATGGTCTTAATACATCTACTGGAATATATAGTTTTAAAGCAGCCGGTAATCAAGGTTGGTTGGGTGCTGGACCTGGGCAACCTCAGTATAAGAACACAGTAGATTATGATGCAGGTAATACTTACGTTTTTACGACTAGTGGGTTCAACTACACTTACAGTGCTTCGTCTATAGCTGCATTTAATGGCAGAAGAATTAATCAAGCTTGGGAAAATGGTGGCGAAAACGATATTACCTGTGGCGCTTCCCAAAACAGTACAGTGAATATGTATGCTGATAGTTATAGTAATAAAGGTAAAGCTATTAATATTTTTGGAGGCGGCTATCAGACTTGGGGTGCTTATCCGGATCTGACTTATAGTGATGGATTTCGATGGGGTTATTTCAGTGGCACTTCGGCGGGCACACCTAACGTTGTTGGTGTAGCAGCAGTCGTTCTTGATTGGTGGTTGTCTTATTATGGTTCATGGCCTACAATAGCCGAACTTAAGTCATTTATGATAAATGAAGCTGGGCAACCTGTAATCAAAGAAACTGACGGCACCGTCGGTATTTCAGGTCCTGCATTTAATTGGTCAAATGTGCCTAGTCTGCCCGCAACTGGTATACGCAATGATAAAGGTGTTTATACTTCAATCGAATTACATCAAATACCTAATCCTTTCTATATCTTTGGCGCTAACGATCATTACTCTTTGCCGCAAACGACAACAACATTTAGCTTTTTACCATGGAGAATATATCGAGGTAATGGGCATAATATATCTGTAGGTACTCAAGAGCCCAGATATACTGAAAGACCATCGTCCGGGCAGGCGTATCCTCGCAGAAAGATCAAACGATAACATATAAATAAAAGAAAACTGGAGACATTCACATGGCAATGCCCGCAACAAGACAAGAATTGATTGATCATTGTCTACGAAGACTCGGATCACCTGTCCTTGAAGTCAATGTGGACGATGACCAGATAGAAGATAAAGTTGATGATGCGATACAATTGTATCAAGAATATCATGCTGATGCAACTTTTAGGACATATCTTAAGCACCAGATAACGGCTGCTGATGTTACGAACGAATATATTGACGTGCCTGATACCGTATTATATGTTACTAAAGTATATCCATTCAGCAAGACGTTTGGTTCTGTTAACATGTTTGATATCAAATATCAGATGATGTTGAACAGCATGGGCGACTTCATGAACTTTGCGGGTGGTATGTCATACTATTACCAGATGGAACAGTACCTAGAGTTTCTCTCTGATATTCTAGACGGTGAGCCACGAGTTACACACTCAAGACACCAAGGCAGAATTTACATCTTCGGCGAGTGGGCACCTAATCAGTATAACAATCTAGCAGAGGGTGACTACATCATGTTTGAAGTGTTGTCGCTTGTAGATCCTAGTACGTTCGCAGATGTTTGGAACGACAAGTTTCTCAAAGACTACACCACACAGTTGATTAAACAACAGTGGGGTATGAACATGTCTAAGTTTGAAGGTATGCAATTGCCCGGTGGTGTAACACTCAGCGGCGCTCAGTACTATCAAGACGCGACCGCTGAGTTAGAACGACTTGAAGAAAAAATGCGTAATGAAAATGAATTTCCACCAGATTTCTTCATGGGTTAATGCATGACAACTAATCTCTATTTTACACAAGGGCGAACGTCCGAACAGAATCTTTACGAAGACTTGATTATTGAGTCTTTGAAGATGTATGGGCAAGATGTTTATTATATGCCTCGTGAAATCGTTAATAAAGACACTATATTTCAAGACGATAATGTATCTCGCTTTGACGATGCTTATAAGATCGAAATGTATATTGAAAACACCGAAGGCTTTGACGGCGAAGGAGATCTATTCAGTAAGTTTGGAGTAGAGATTCGTGATGCCGCAACTTTCATTGTATCACGCAGACGTTGGTTGAACCAAGTAGCACAGTACGAATCTACTGCTGACAAGCCATTCTATCGCCCGCGTGAAGGAGATCTGATTTCTCTTCCACTTTCAAATTCTATATTTGAAATTACAAAGGTTGAAGACGAATCACCTTTCTATCAAATTAAAGATCTACCTGTGTTTAAGATTCGTGCTGAATTGTTCGAGTACAATGACGAAGATTTTGATACAGGTGTAGATTCTATTGATAATGTTGAAGGCTTTCATGCCTATCAAACTAAGCTTACCATGTCTAATGTTACAGGAACATTTGAGTACGAAAACATTACTCAAAACAACGGTGCTTATACATTGACAGGTGAGGTTGTTAATATAGATGCCTCGGGCGATGATGTTGTGCTTTACATAGCACACACCGGCGGTGCGTCTGATGGTGAATATCATGACTGGACCACGACCGGGTTAATAACAGGAGCAGAGTCTTTAGCGACAGGCACTCCATCTCTAGTAGGTGAAGATCTTCAAGACGGCGCTATGAACGACGACTTTAATCTTACATCACAAGGCGGAGATATAGATTTCATTGACTTTAGTGAATCTAATCCGTTCGGAGATCCATAATGCTAGGTGATCATTTTTACCATCAGAGAATTCGTAAAGCGGTAGCAGTTTTTGGATCTTTATTCAACAATATCCGTGTGGTACGAAAAGCGTCTGATGGATCAACATTGTCTCAAGTTAAGGTGCCTCTATCTTACGCACCGAAACGAGACTTTCTAGCGCGTATAGACGCTATGAACAATGGCGAGGATGCAGAAAGGCAGATTGCATTAAAACTGCCTAGAATGTCTTTTGAAATTGTAGCGTTGACTTATGATGCTGCTCGACAATTGCCCAAGATGAATAACTGCATTTCTTATCCTACAAACTGGAGCGGCGGTGGTACTAAGCTATACACACCAGTGCCATATACTGTTGCGTTTCAGTTAAACATCATGGCAAAAACTCAAGACGATTCATTACAAATCGTCGAGCAAATTATGCCTTTCTTTACACCGAACTATACGGTAACTGTAAAACCACTTGATGGATTTGATATAAAAGAAGATACACCTATCACTATGACGGGCGTAACGTTTTCAGATGATTTCGAAGCGCCTCTTGAATCACGGCGCACTATCATTTATACGCTAGATTTTGAGATGAAGATCAATCTCTATAAAGGTGTGTCTACTAATACAGCTATTATTTCAGAAGCTTGTGTACAATTTCTTAGCATGGATGGCTCAGAACTATTCTCTAAGGTGTGTACTGACAGTGCCTTTGCAGCCACTCCGTTAAGCGGGCTTGCAGTAGAAGATGGTCTAGCAACAGGCGTTCCGTTTATAGTAAAGAATGTTCCTTCTGCTGTCACCTCTATAACAGCAACATCACCTCTACACGGTACAGCAACCGCTTCACTGGGAAGCTCGATGACTATGGTAGATGGTGTAATTCAAGCGAACGGCACCTGGTATTATTATCCCGCAGATGACTATAATGGATTAGACTCATTCAACATTTTAGTCGGAGGTGATTGGGGGATCAGAACTTATCCTATCTCTATCGACGTAGAAGGATCTGTTGATACAGTAGGCGACAATATAGTATGTTCTGTAAACAGTTTCGTGGACTTCAACGTGGCTACAAACGACAACTGGTCAAGCAACGATCTGACTTTTGTTGTTTCTGCTGGTGGTGATCCTTCAAATGGAACTGTCACCATATTAAACGGTAGTACTGGATTATTCAGATATACTCCTAACGCAGCATTTACAGGCACAGACACTTTCTTCTACAGAGTATCACCTTTGGGCGGATCTTCGGAAGTCGGCGAAGTTGTTATAACAATAAGCTAAAGTCATATAAATAAACAAATAAAACCGAGATTATAGGATCATGGCAGAAGTAAAAATATCGCAACTAGTGTTGTTCAATCCTGATTTATTAGACGAAGTTATTGTCAATGATGTCAGTGGGCTGATTACTAAAAGATCGACTCTACAGTCTATCAGGGATTTAGCTAATCAGAATATTGATGATACGCTTACAGGATCCAAGATCACCGGTGACCTTGAGATTACTGGTGCTCTCACAGATGGAGTGTGTACCATTCCCGACATCTGTGAAATCGTAACCCAAACCGAGTTAGAAGAATTATTGGGCATTGATCCTGAAACAGGGCTAGTCGCCAGTCTTATGTGTGCGCGTGACTCTGCTCCTACACTCGGAGGTGGCGATTGTGGCTTAAGAATTCTGGGTGAAACGACCATAGACAGTGATCTTTATGTTAAAGGCAATGTTTATATTACCGGCGATGGTACCAACAATCTTCAGTGGGACGGTAAAGCGACTGGTGATGGTGAGTTTATTACCAACATTCAGTTTGCTTTAAAATCCGATTCTGCTGATCATGCACGATACGCTACCAATGCAGGTTATGCTACCTTTGCTGACTCTGCTACGATTGCAGACAGTGCTGACCATTCGCGCTTCTCTTTATTTTCTAGATACTCAAAAGAACAACAAAACGTACAAGCTACTACCGACGCAAACCACTACTTACTTATGTCACAGGCGTTTGATGCTATCGATAGTGTTGAAGCTGATGGGCAGTTATTCTATAATCCTACAACCGATATTCTAGACGCTGGCTTTTTCCGAGGCGATGGTTCTCTTTTAACCAATGTTGTAGCAGATAACGTTAGAGCAAACGAATTAAACACAGTTACAACAACTTCAATTGACAACCATTATATTATTTTTCGAGAAGCTGCTACTGGTTTTGATAGTGCAAATACAGATGATGCTTTACAGTATAATCCCGCGGGTAATTATATAACTGGTGGTACGCACTTAGATGGTTGGGCTAGATTCGCTAAGAACACCGAAGCGTCTAACGCCACGGGTGTTGTTAATTATATCATGATGCGAGCGGATGCGACTGGTGAAGACAGTGTGAACACACACTCGGGTGTCACCTATAACGCAACAAGCGAAACATTATCAGCATCAAACTTTTCTGGTAATGGATCCGCTTTAACTCTAGTAGACGCCGTAACTGCAACAACCGCTACTAACGTTATTGTTTCTGCTATCACCGATGGCGCTACTTATTATCCTATGTACAGCCCTGGAACATCAGGTGGGCAACCAGTCAAAGTTAGTACTGCTTTGGCTATTAATCCTAGTTCAGGAGCTGTTGCAGTCCCTAGTGATACCGGTAAACTTACTTTTGGTGCTGACAGTGATACTGCGATTTTCCATGATGGATCAAACGCATTTATTGACACACAGACTGGTGGTCTTAACATTATTAACAGTGCTGGTGCTACCAACGTTGTGATAATAAACAACTTGCCTACAGTGGATTCTGATTTGGTCGTAGGGCAATTATGGAATAATGCAGGATCATTGCAAGTTTCTGCTGGTCCTGTGCTAAGTTATGAAGCTGTTTATGCAGGGCCAACTGATGCGCCTTATTCTACTGGATACACAGGTACAGCATCAGCAAATTATACTGGTGAATTCGCAAGAACACAGGCAATTAGTTATGTATCTTCGTATGTTTCTGAGCCTCTCGGCACAAATTATACTGGTACGTTTTTAGGTGCTGACTCTGCGACCTACAGTGCTTACACTACTCAATATAGCGCCTTATACGAGGCCTTGTACGAAGGCAATTATCAACCAGCGCAAAGCTATGACGGTACAGCTTATGCTGCCGAATATGCCGGTGTAATTGCAGAAACATACACAGCAGCAACTACTGCTACATATGATACAACTTACACTGGTTCAATTTACTTGAGTAATTACACAGCGAATTATAATGCATAACAACTTTATTGACAAGAAGCGGAGGTTTATAAACTTTCGAGAAATGCAGGTAGAGAACGTTCTACCTGAGCACTTCGCTTCACTATATCCTAAGTTTATTTCACTCCTTGAAGAATATTATGAATTTCAAAGTGAATATAAATCTACGGAATTATTGCAGCATTTGTTTGCTTCTCGTGATATCAACGAAACTGATATCACTCTGTTAACATTCATTGAAGATGAATTGTTGTTGGGCGAAGAATACTTCAAAGGTTTCGGTAAAAACGAAACAGAGCTTCGTGCTGCTGCTAATTTTTCAAACATTTTGTTTCGAGCTAAAGGAACTAAGTTTGCTATTGAGTGGTTCTTTAGATCATTCTATGGTGAAGATGTAGAAGTTCTTTATCCAAAAGAAAACATATTTAAAGTCAGTGACCTTGAATCACAACTAGGCCCAAACTCTCTTAGATATCTAACCGACGATAAACTCTACCAAACATTTGCTGTATTGATTCGTGTGGGCATACCTATTTCTAAATGGAAAGAGGTCTTCAAACTATTCGTTCATCCTGCAGGCATGTACTTAGGCGGTGAAGTCTTTATACAAGACGATGTTAATCCTAATATCGTAACATTAAATGATGTTGTTAATCAATATACTTCACCTTCGTATGTATTATCTAGTACTCAGACAGTCGATGAAGGTGATGCAATAACAATTACTGCTACTGGCAGTAATCTTGTAACAGGTACAGATGCTATTTACTGGTATGGCGAGCATATTGACACTATTGATTCTGATTTTGGTGTCAATCATTATGATGGCAAGTATGGATTACCAGGTCCTGATTCTGCACAATATGTGCCTATTAATGGAAGCACCGGACAATTCAACATCAGCACTGTCATTGATGCACTAACTGATCCTGCTGAAGGCTCAGAGACTTTTAATGTTTACATTAGAGATCGTTCAGGAAGAGCTTTAGCCAATCAGACTATAACGATTGGCGATGTGACACCTTCTTATCAATTAAGTGTGCCCAATGCGGGAAATCTTACCGAAGGCAGCGGCCCTTACACGATTACACTTGTTGGAACTAATATTGAAAACGGTGGAACTACTACAGCTAAATGGTATATTGACGAATCACAATCCTCTCTTACATTAAAGGATTCTGATTTTGTTGATTTCTATGATGGAGCCTCAGTCTTTCCTATTAATCCTGCTACTGCAAAAACTGTAGCTATATCAGGCTCAACAGGTACTTTTACATTAAGCCCTAGAGTAGATGGCATCTCAGAAGGATTGGAACAAGCAGCCATAAAAATACTAAACTCAGATGATATTGAAGTAGGAAACGGTGTTGTTCGTATTCTTAATACTGCTTACTCTCTTGCAGTTGACGTGCCCGATATTGTTGAAGGTAATCCACTGGTCGCTACAATAACCTCTGGTGCATACAATATAGGAAACACAGTTACTTGGACAGTTTCGGGTTCTATGTTTAGTGACGCACGACTAGCAGAAAAGTCAGGCACTGTTACTTTTGTTAGTGATGGATCAGGTGGCGCAGAGGCTATAGTATCAACACCTGTCACTTCTTCAGACACGGTTCAAGGTCCAGTTACTGGATTCTTCGGCGTTGAAGATACTAATTTAAATTCACAAATTCCTGAAGCTTATGCTAAGGGAATACAAACTGATACCTTCACTGTAAATGATGCAGCAGCAGTATACACTATAACAACCACACCTTCGATTGCTACAGAAGGTGATACAGTAACATACACAGTCGGTGGTACTAACATACCAGATGGTACAGTGTACTTTGGTATTGCAAACATCAGTACAACAGCCGCCGATTGGACGACTACACCGCCAGATCTTGATACTAGGCAACCTATCACTATAAGCGGTGGAACAGGTACTTTCCAATTAACGTATGCTAGTAACGGTGATCAAGACGACGAGACTTACCAGACGAATGTTTATCTGAACGGCCCTACAAATATAGGATCTTCTGTCGCATCGGATACAGTCACTATTGTAGGAACGGGTAATATTACTACGTTTGGGCCTTCTACCTTGCAGCCTAATGAAAATACGTTCAGCAACGGGTTTGATTGGAATACTACTGTTAATACCAATCAACCAGACGGCACGTACAAGTATTGGATAACAGGTGATGTTGTTGCTGCTGATTTCTTAAGTGGATACGCCACAATTAACAGTAAAGCAGATGTTGTAATAAGCGGCGGTACTGGCACAATAAATCTAACAATAGCAGACGATTACAGTAGAGAAGGCACTGAAAATTTTCAGGTTACAGTTGGTGGATTAGCTCCTGGCAATCCAGCTATTGCTATATCTCCACAAATCGAAATACAAGACACCACTGTTCAAAGTTACTTTATCTTTAATTATCGAGACAATTCGCCGACAGGAAGTAATACGACTTCTACTGTTACCGAAGATGAAAATCTTTATATTGGTATCACTGGATTTAATGTATCTGGTATTTCGGAACAACTTTATGTTGAACTTTCTGGAACGGCTGCATCACTGTTTGATACTACGCAAGTAACACTAACAGGTCCTAGTACGTTAGGGCAACGTGTTTATGCAACATTCGTTGCAGATGGTGACAACAGTACTATTGAAGCAGATAGAACATTAACCTTTAGAGTCACTGCGGGTAATTATTTTAGTACTGGGCTTCACACAGCATTAGTCGGATCTGGCGGGATCACAGTAACCGATCCTGCACCTACAGCTTCACTTACAGCAGTTGATGATACGCCTCTTGAAGGTGATCTTGTTACATTTAATGTGACAACAACCAATATTGCTGATGGCGCATTCTTATATTATGCTCCAAGTACCGCTGTACTCTTTACAGGCAGTCAAACCGCAGGTAACACTGTGATAACAGCCCCCAACACGGCTGTCAGCTCGATCACCTCAGGTATGAGAGCAGTGACAAGAGACGGTGTTGCTTCTGAAATGGGAACTGTTAACAGCACTTCTGGTTCCCAAGTCTTTATGGCAAACTCTGCAAACACCACGAACAACTTAAAAGAATATGTTTTCATGCCGCAGGCTGATTGGGACATGTACCAGTCTTATAGTCAAGCGTTTGGAGCGGTTGAAATTCAATCTAGTGCTGGGCAGTTTACGATTGACCTAGGCGAAGATACCTCTACTGATGACAATGTTCCTGTAACTATAGTGTTGAAAGACAATTGGCCTTATAATGCGACAACTTTAGATACAGAAGTAATTACGATAGAGAATACTACGGTTAATCCTGTAGCATATAGCCCAGCAGCCGGTGAAGATACTGATGACTATGTATTACGATTAAGTTTTGACTGGATAATAAACTTCTTCTCCTCAAGCCAGGAGGGACCTCAGGCCGCAGGCGGTGCTACCGCAATAAACAATATACAATTTAGAAATGACGGCTCAATATGGGCGAAGGGTCAGCAAGCCACTGGTGACTTTTCGGGTAGTGAGGTGCCTCCGAATCAAACAACGTTTGGTCCTAATAACGGAATTTTTAGGCAAGTCGGTACGTGGGCTCCTCCAGGAGTTGTTGGGGCAGATTATCAAATAAAAGTCATTAAAGGAAGCAGTTACGACCTTAACTTTAGTACCGGTGCCCGCGACGGCTCTCGTACACCAGGTAATGGCGTTACTGACACGTTTAGTGGATCGACTGGCGCTTGGTTAAGTTTAGGTAGTACCAGAGAATGGTCGTATAAGATCGATATCGCAGCCGGTACCGGGAGCGAATATGGCGAGCAAATTGCTCAGATTCAAATTAGAGCAGTTGGAAATACAATAAATCTCGATGATTTTGAATGGACTTTCCGAAATTATTGTGTAGCCGATGATATTGGTGGATTGTTCTAATGAAAATCATTCTCGACAGTGATACCACTGGGTCTTATGAAACCGTATGGTTAGAATTTGATTATGATAATATTGCTTTTGGAAAGATAACATTCTCAAATGGCTCGATAGTACAAATGAGAGCTATTGTTGATGATTTTGGTATTGTGGATGGTAGGGCTACAGAAAAATTAATACTAGATGAGATGGTCGATCATAATCAAATACAGTCTAAGCTCGCCGCGTCTCTTGAATCGACCGTTGATGACACAGGGCGACAATTATTAACACCTTTACGAGATAATTTGTATTGTCGTGGAGTACTTCAGAGATATGATCATAATATTGCCACTGGCAGTGATAGCGTTCAAGAACTCATAGATGAAGTAAGGGCGTCTTTTCCTGAATATAGTGACTCCGATTTTAAATGTTGCCCCGCAGATTTTATAGGAAGATATACAGCATATCGTGCACCTTACAATAATCCAGGTATCAGTTGGTATTGTCTTGACTCGGATATGCAAGATAGAATCAGCACAGAGTTTAATACTTCTAGGCTGATAAATGCTGTAGATGGAGATGGTTTAACCAATACCCTTAGATATGGCGGAATAAAATTCGATTGTGTAGATAATATTAAAACATACAAAGCAGCAATAAGCAATTATGAGCCTAACTTAATACCTGTATTACCAAAACACGCTGAAGGAGGTATTTGGGGAGTCACGATAAGAAACGATTCTGACAAAACAATTAACTCAGTAATAGATCGTTATTTCTTATCTAATGATAGCGACATAGGTGACTACTGTACTCAGTTCGGATTAGATTATCCTACACCGTCAGATATAGACACAACACAATATCCACCTTGGATTTATGCTATAACTTACGACCATACAGACTCAGCTTTTAGCCCTATAGATATCAAGTCATATATTTCTAAAAAGTTGTTCGATTAATAATGCTAGATATTAAAGACCTAGATGATAAGTTCTGGTACCAAAACGCCATAGAGAAACAAATATATGAGCAACGAAGAAGACAAGACGACCGTGAATCCAAACATAAAGACAGACTACGAGATGTCCCGCGACACTTACATGGAGTTGATCGAGGGCGGTAAGCGTGGGTTAGATCTCATGATAGAGGTTGCAAAAGAATCAGAGCATCCTCGTGCGTTTGAAGTGTTATCAGGTATGATTAAGAATGTCGCTGATGTTACAGACAAACTTATGGATTTGAATAAAAAACATAAAGAAATTACTGCCACCGCTAAAACAGAACAAAAACAAATTACAAACAACAATGTGTTTCTAGGAAGCACTTCTGATCTACAACGGCTATTACATGATGAACAAAAGGTGATTGAACAAGATGCAACAAGCATTCCGAATGTCGAATGATACCTATCAATACAATCATCTTGTAAAGAAAGACGGTGTAGTTCAAGAATGGACAAAGGACCAAGTTCTTGAATATAAAAAATGCATGGCAAGCCCCTCTTATTTTGCGGAAACTTATGTCAAAGTTATCTCTTTGGATAGGGGCCTTGTTCCTTTCAATCTTTATCCCTATCAAAAACGTATGTTCGAACATTTTAATAACAATCGTTTTAACATTGTACTTGCTTGCCGACAATCTGGGAAATCAATTTCGTCCGTTGCCTATATCCTCTGGTACGCCTGCTTCCACGCCGAAAAAACAATCGCAGTTCTCGCAAACAAAGGCGCAACTTCTAGAGAAATGCTTGGGCGTATTACACTCATGCTTGAAAATCTGCCGTTCTTTCTACAACCAGGCTGTAAGACTCTTAATAAAGGTAGTATTGACTTTTCTAATAACTCTAGGATTATTGCTGCTTCTACCAGCGGCTCTTCTATTCGTGGTATGTCTGTCAATCTGCTCTATCTCGATGAGTTTGCTTTCGTTGAGCGAGCATCTGAATTCTACACTTCAACCTACCCCGTAGTTTCGGCCGGTAAAGATACAAAGGTTATCATTACATCTACCGCAAACGGTATTGGTAATGTTTTTCATAAAATCTGGGAAGGTGCGAATCAGGGAGTGAACGAATACGTGCCATTCAGAGTAGATTGGCATGACGTTCCTGGTCGTGATGAGAAATGGAAAGCAGAAACTATTGCTAACACTAGTGTACTCCAATTCGACCAAGAATTTGGAAATACTTTCTTCGGTACAGGCGATACTTTAATTAACGCCCAAACTCTTATGCAACTTAGAGCGAAGCAGCCTATTGCATACATGGAGGGAGGTGACTTCCTCGTATATGAAGAGACTGTTGCCGAACACGACTACATCATGTGTGTAGACGTAAGTAAAGGAAGAGGACAGGACTATTCTACATTCAATATCATCGACATTAGCGAGAGACCTTTTAAACAGGTGGCTGTGTACCGTTGTAACACTATATCGCCCTTGCTCTTTCCTAATATTATATATAAGTATGCAAAAGTCTATAACGAAGCATATGTAATAATTGAATCAAATGATCAAGGCACACTTGTATGTAATGGGCTTTATCTAGATTTAGAATATGAGAACATGCATGTAGAGTCGGTTACCAAGTCTCGCATGGGTATTGATATCAACCGCAAAACAAAGCGTCTTGGCTGTTCTGGTATCAAAGATCTATTAGAAGAACAGAAGCTTGAAATTGTAGACGAAAACACCATTCTAGAAATCTCCACTTTTGTAGCCAGAGGCCAGTCATGGGAAGCTAGTGATGGTAATCATGATGATCTGATGATGAATCTAGTTATGTTCGGTTACTTCTCAACAGATTCTAGATTCACCGATCTTACTGATATTGATCTGAAAGCAATGATGTTTCAAGGCAGAATGGATGCTATTGAACAAGATATAGTGCCGTTTGGTTTTCACGATAACAATGATGATTACATTGACCAGATAGAACTTGAAGAAAAGTTCAAAGACCGAGACTGGCATATCCCTTACGAAGCCGACAATAATGGTTGGTAAAAGTGGCGCACAACTACGATATTAAAACATTATTGTCTGAAGAAGAGGTGGCTGGTCTTTGGGAACTATATGATCAAACTCCTGTTGAGTGTTTTAGACAAGACTACCAATTGTTCAATATAGAAAAAAGACAGGTTAGATCTAGGCTATCTCACCACCCCTGCCTCAAAACCCTCGATGCTTACATGTTAAAAGAACATGGATTAAGATGTAATGTTCATTATTTTCTGAAATATGGTAAAAACTCGTTTACTCGTATGCATTGTGACAATGTTAAGGTTGTCAAAAAAACTATAATCACCTTTTTGGAAACATCTAATCTGGTTGGTGGTCATACAATTGTACACGATTTACATTACGATTTACCTCCTAATAAAGATCAGAGTATACGAAGAACAGGTTCATCTCACAGAAATAACGTGGTACCATGTGTTTTGCCTGATGTGACGGGTTCTAGTCTAATATACGATTGGTCTACCAAGCATGGTGTATCAAAAGTATTTGAGGGGCATCGAATTGTTCTTGTTAGTTGGTATGTTGAGAATGCATAATGCATAAATAAAAGCATTGAGCAATATTCCGTATTATGAAACTCTTATTCATGTTAACGAAAAAAGGACACGACTATGGCATTTTCACCATCAGAGTCTCCCGCTGTCACAATCCGTGAAGTAGATCTATCAGGTATTGTGCCTGCTCAGACCTCTTCTACAGGTGCGATTGTCGGAGATTTCAACTGGGGACCTGCAAAACAGCCAATTCTGGTAGGAAACGAAGCAGAATTGATTGGTAACTTTGGGTCACCTAGTCTCATAGTAGACAGCAACAATGTAGATTTTCTATCTGCTTCTACTTTCTTAAAATATTCTGGATCACTCTACGTCACTCGTGGTATCGGTGCGGCTGAATTAAACTCAGTTGATTCCGCTACTGGCGGTGTGCTTGTTGAAAACCAAGCAGACTGGGAAGCAGACAAATCTGGGCACATTTCAGGCACCAACGAGGATACTAAACGATTCATCGCTAAGTATCCAGGCAAAGCAGGTAACTCTTTAGAAGTTTCTATCTGCCCATGGTCTGGCATTGTAGCTCAAGGCGGTGCTGCGACAGTCGCCGATAGCGCATTTAATGGCTGGGCATACGCATCAAGCTTTGATGGCGCTCCGCGCACTTCAACTTATGTTAAAAGCCTAAGTGCTGACAGCGATCTTGCTCACGATGAAATTCACGTGGCTATCATAGATAGGGGTGGCGATTTCACAGGTACTCCTGGTACTGTATTGGAAACGTGGCCGTATCTTTCTCTAGCAACAGATGCTAAGACGCCCGAAGGATCGAGCAACTTTGTACTTGATGTTTTAAACAACAAGTCTGAGTATGTCTGGGCTGCTAATATTGATGCTCAACGACCTACGAACGTGGCTGCTTCTGCTTTCACTAACAGTACTGTTACCGGTTTAGTTGCACAATCCACACGCACACAGCGTTTCAACGGTGGAGCACAGAGCAACGTATTGTCTCTTGCAAACTATCAGACTGGTTTTGATACATTTGAAGATGCAGATACAATTCAAGTGGATTTCTTGATTGCTCCTAGTATGGCTACCGCTGCTTCACAAACTACTATGGTCAATGATCTAGTAACGACTGCTGAGAAATTGCGAAAGGATTGTATTGTTGTTGCTTCGCCTGCAAGGGAAGATGTGATCAGTGTACAAAATGCCTCTACTATCACCTCTAGTATAACAGCGTTTTCTAACACACTTGCTTCATCATCTTATTTGGTAGTTGACAATAACTTCCTTAAAGTGTATGATAAGTATAACGACAAGTATGTTTATATTCCTTCGGCTTCTTCTACTGCTGGCATAATGGCGTCTACTGATGCTGTTGCTGCACCTTGGTTCTCACCAGCAGGTAACAGACGCGGGCAATACTTCGGAGTATCTTCACTTGCATGGAATGCTACTAAGTCACAACGTGATGCGTTATATAAAGCTGGTGTTAACCCAGTCGTAAATCTACCTGGACAAGGCATCTTGCTCTTTGGTGATAAGACTAAACTAGCACGTCCTTCAGCCTTTGATAGGATCAATGTTCGAAGACTATTCTTAGTCATGGAACGATCTATTAAAGCTGCCGCTCAGAACGTAATGTTCGAATTCAATGATGAATTCACACGAGCGGAATTCGTTAACATTGTTGAACCCTTCTTGAGAGAAATCAAGGGTCGACGCGGGATTACTGACTTCCGAGTTGTTTGTGACGAAACAAACAATACGGCACAAGTAATTGATACAAACCAATTTGTCGCTGACATCTATGTTAAACCAGCACGTTCTATCAACTACGTAACCTTGAGTTTCGTAGCAGTTCGTACCGGCGTTGACTTTGATGAAGTGGTAGGTCTGGCTTAACACCACAAGGAGAAATAAGTAATGGCAATTTTAGGAGTCGATGACTTTAAATCAAAACTGCGGGGTGGTGGTGCTAGACCAAATTTGTTCAAAGCAACCATTAACTTTCCTGCATACGCCTCTGGAGATGTTGAATTAACATCTTTCATGTGTCGTGCAGCGCAGTTACCCGCTTCAACTGTTGAAGCAACTCCTGTACCATTCAGAGGCAGAATTCTGAATGTTGCAGGTGATAGAACTTTCGAACCATGGACCGTCACTATCTTAAATGATACCGGTTTTGAAGTTCGTGATTCTATGGAACGTTGGATGAATGGCATTAACGGTCACTCAGCCAACACTGGTATCACTAATCCTGTTGATTATCAAACGGATCTTATCATTGATCAATTAGATCGTGATGAGTCTGTAATCAAGCGGTATAACATTCGTGGTGCTTTTCCAACATCTGTTGGTGATATTGGATTAACATATGATGGTGGTGGTGAAGTCGAAACATTCGATGTAGTGTTCACTTACCAGTATTGGGAGTCAAATACTACTAGTTAATAGTAGACTAAATAACAGGGTGTCTACGGGCACCCTTGTTATTATTATTAGGAAAAAGAATGGCAGACAACGATAACGCATTACTCAAATTATTTGGATTTGAATTAAAACGGTCTAAGAAAGTAGAGCAGAAAATGCTCCCTTCTATTGTGCCTCCTACTGATGCTGATGCCGCAGGGTATATCAGTACTGGTGCTGGTGCATATGGGCAATATATTAATTTAGATGGTGATCAATCGAAAGATAACGCACAGCTTATAATGCGCTATCGTGGTGTGTCCATGAATCCTGAAGTGGATATGGCTATTGATGAAATTGTCAGTGAATCTATCGTCGCTTCAGAATTAGAATCTTCGGTAGAACTGAAGCTAGATGAGATTGAAGCACCCAAGAAAATTAAAGATCAGATTCAAGAAGAGTTTGATAACATTGTTGGGCTTCTTAAGTTCAATGATTTAGGGCACGACATTTATAGGTCGTGGTATATTGATGGTCGAGTTGTCCATCATCTTCTAGTCAACGAAGCTAATACCAAAGCTGGTATTCAAGAGATTCGACACATTGACTCAGCTAAGATCCGTAAGGTTCGTGAAGTCAAGTACAAGAAAGATCCTAAGACGGGTGTTAAAATTGTAGATAATATTGAAGAATACTACATCTATGAAGAGAAGCCAGGAAGCAACACCGTTCAAGGT